TGTGGTCGACCGCCGGACGCTGCGGTCCGAAACAGACCCGCGGGACACCGACGACGGTCTCCGCATCGTCTGGAAAGCGGATACGGCGCGTTATCACCGTCTGTTCATGGAAGCACTGCTCGGAGCCGATCGAAGAGAGGTTGCCCCTTGAACAGCAGCAGCCATCTACTGGATATTCCGAAAGTCGAGCTCCATCTCCATCTGGACTGCTCGCTGAGCGTCGACTCGGTGTCAGCTCTGGTCCCAGGCATGACGCTTGAGCGCTATCGCGACGAATATCTGGCGCCGGCCAAGTGCAGAAACCTCGTGGATTACTTTCGCTATCTGGAGGCGCCCCAGGCGCTGCTTCAGAATGCCGAGGCATTGAAGATAGCCACGGCAGACCTCATGCGGCAGCTCCATGAGGACAATGTGGTCTATGCGGAGATCCGCTTCGCGCCGCACCTTCACCTCCAAGGCGGGCTGGCGCCGGAGCAGGTCGTCGAGGCGGTGCTGGAAGGACGCCGGGAAGGCTGGAAACACCATCCTGTCGAGACCAGGCTGATACTCTGCACGCTTCGTCACTACGACACGGCGACCGGCATGAAGGTTCTGGAACTCGCCGAGACCTACGGGACGGAAGGAGTTGGCGGCATCGACCTCGCTGGCGACGAGGCCGGGTTTTCACTCGATCCGCATGTTCCGGTTTTCACTGCGGCGGCGAAGCGCGGCGTACCAACCACGGCCCATGCCGGCGAGGCGTCGGGCGCGGGCAGCGTCCGCGAGGTGCTGGAAAGGCTCGGGGTGCGCCGTGTCGGACACGGCGTCAGGTCGATCGAAGACGAAGCCGTGGTCAACCTCCTGATCGAACGGGAGGTCCACCTCGAGACATGTCCGTCCTGCAATATCCAGATCGATGTATTCGACCGATACCAGGATCACCCCATCGACAGGCTTGCGATGAGGGGCGTGTCGGTCGGCGTCAACACCGACAACCCCAAGGTTGCTGCCAAATTGGCCAGCGCAGGAACGGTCGGCGGTGTGGAACGCCTGGCGCGTGCTGACCGCAGGCACGCGGCCACCACCGACGAATGGGATGCAGATCCGTGGCTGCTCAACACGCCAGGCGGCGTGGTCGATCTCAAGACAGGCCGGATGCGCCCGCACGAGCGCGCCGATCGGATGACCAAGATCACCACAGCCACGCCCAGCGGCGACTGCCCGACCTGGAGGCAGTTCATCGACGAGGTCACGGGCGGTGACAAGGAACTGCAGTCCTATCTGCAACGGATGGTCGGCTACGCGCTGACCGGATCGACGCAAGAGCACGCGCTGTTCTTCCTGTACGGCACAGGTGCGAACGGCAAGTCGGTGTTCGTCAACACGCTGGCCACCATCCTGGGCGACTACGCGACCAATGCGCCGATGGACACCTTCATGGAAACGCGCACCGACCGGCACCCGACCGATATGGCGGGACTGCGCGGCGCGCGTTTCGTGGCGGCCATCGAAACTGAACAGGGCAAACGTTGGGCTGAGTCCAAGCTCAAGAACCTCACCGGTGGCGACAAGATCTCGGCGCGCTTCATGCGCCAGGACTTCTTCGAGTTCTTCCCACAGTTCAAGTTGTTCGTGGCGGGCAACCACAAGCCCGCCATTCGCAACATCGACGAGGCGATGAAACGCAGGCTGCACCTGATCCCTTTCACGATCACCGTGCCGCCCGAGCGCCGCGACAAGAACCTGCAACAGAAGCTCCTGGCCGAACGTGACGGCATCCTCGCGTGGGCCGTGCAGGGCTGTCTCGACTGGCAGCGCCACGGACGACTCTCTCCACCGCAGCGCGTGGTGGACGCGACGGAGGAGTATTTCGAAGCTGAGGACGCCCTGGGCCGCTGGCTCGATGAGCGCTGCGTGCGTGAACCCAACGCCAAGTCATTGACCGCCGAGTTGTTCAACGACTGGAAGCAGTGGGCTGAAGCCTCTGGCGAGTTTGTCGGCGCACAACGCCGCTTTTCCGATCTGCTCATCACGCGCGGGTTGGACAAATGGCGCAACGGAATGGGTGTGCGCGGGTTTCAGGGCATTGGCCTCAAGCACCCGCCGACCCCTGCCTACACCCCCTACGCGGACGACTGATCCCATTAAAACCAAGCAGTCTGACGCAGCTGACGCAGTTTGTCGTAACCCCTACGCGTGCGCGTGCGCGCGCGCCTCATGGAGAGTTTCGTCACGAAGTGTCAGCTGCGTCAGATCTGCACCGGATAAGGACTGACACCATGACCACGACCATCCTCGCCCTTGATCTGGGCACCACCACCGGCTGGGCACTGCGCGGCAGCGACGGCCACATCACGAGCGGCTCGGAGAGCTTCCGGCCGCAGCGCTTCGAAGGCGGCGGAATGCGCTTCCTGCGATTCAAGCGCTGGCTCACGGAACTGAAGGCCGTGGCCGACGGCATCGACGCGCTGCACTTCGAGGAGGTGCGGCGTCACGTCTCGACCGACGCGGCGCACGCCTACGGCGGCTTTCTCGCCACGCTCACGGCGTGGTGCGAGCACCACCAGATCCCGTACCAGGGCGTGCCGGTCGGCACGATCAAGAAGCATGCCACTGGCAAGGGCAATGCAGGCAAGGAGGACGTCATCGCAGTCGCCCGTGCCCGTGGCCACGCACCCGCTGACGACAACGAGGCCGATGCCCTGGCCTTGCTGTATTGGGCCATCCAGCACCACGACGTTGGGCAGGAGGTGTGACGTGATTCGCAGCGACTGGACAATTGAGGACGTGGCGGCGCGCCTCGAGGAAGCCGCCAGCACCGGACGGCGCCTCCCACCGGTGCGTGTGCAGGGCTACTTCAATAGCTGGCCTGCCATCATGCGCAAGGAGTGGGAGAGCTTGTGCGCCGACGAGACGGTTTACCGGCCATGCCTGCCAAGTCCTAAGGACATCGACCGGATGCTGGAGACGATGCGCTGGGTGCAGTGGCTGGAGGTCGAGCAGCGTCACCTCGTGTGGATGCGGGCCAAGCGCTACGGCTGGCGGGACATCACGGTCCGCTTTGCCTGCGACCGCACGACGGCGTGGCGGCGCTGGCAGCGGGCGCTGGAGATCGTCGCTGAACAGCTCAACAGCGAAGGCGTCCGCGCGTCCTCCAAAATCGTAGGCCAAGCAGGGTAATGCTTGCCGCGTTTGTCCGCTGTTTGCCTCGATTGTCCTTTTTGAAAGGCGCGGAGCCTGCAACAAATCAGTCCGGTCGGGGGTAGTATTTGAGCTATCTTCTGGACAGCGGTGCGAACAGGGCAAGCACCCCGCCGCTGACCTACTCACCCACATCCCGAACCCGCCCAGGCCTGGCCTGCGGCGGGTTTTTTCATGGTGATTCAAGCCTTGATGCACATCGAACAGCGCCCTCTGGATGCTCTGATTCCCTACGCCCGCAATGCGCGCACGCACTCCGAGGCACAGGTGGCCCAGATCGCGGCCAGCATCCGCGAGTTTGGCTTTAACAACCCGATCCTCGTTGATGGGGACAGCGGCATCATCGCCGGTCACGGCCGCGTGCTGGCCGCGCGCGTGCTGGGCCTGGCCGACGTGCCAGTAATCGAGCTGGCCCACCTCAGTGCAGCCCAGAAACGCGCCTTCATTCTGGCCGAGAACAAGCTCACCGAACGGGGCGGCTGGGACGCGGAACTGCTGGCGCTGGAGTTGGCCGACCTTGAGGCGCAGGGCTTCGATCTGGAACTGACCGGCTTCGAGGCGGCCGAGATCGCCTCCTTGCTCGAGTCGCAAGTGAGCGATCCACCTTCATCGTCCGAAGCCGAGGATGTGCCCGAGCCACCTCTGCGGGCCGTCACCCGCCTGGGCGACATCTGGTGCATCGGGCCGCACCGCGTGGCCTGCGGTGATGCAGGCGATCCCTCACTGGTCGCTGCCCTGATGCAAGGTGGGCAGGCCGCACTGTGCTTCACCAGTCCGCCCTACGCCAACCAGCGGCACTACACCACTGGCGGGATCGGGGACTGGGACACGTTGATGCAACGCGTCTGCGCAGCACTGCCCATGCGGGACGATGGCCAGGTGCTGGTCAACCTCGGCTTGATCCACCGCGACAACGAGTTCATCGCGTATTGGGATGGCTGGCTGGCCTGGATGCGCACCCAGGGCTGGCGGCGTTTTGCCTGGTACGTCTGGGATCAGGGGCCGGGGATGCCGGGCGACTGGAACGGACGGCTGGCCCCGAGCTTTGAGTTCATCTTCCACTTCAATCGGCAGACGCGGCGACCGCACAAGACTGTCCCCTGCAAATGGGCTGGTCAGGAAACCCACCTGCGTGCCGATGGAAGCTCCACCGCCATGCGCAAGGCCAATGGCGAGATTGGCGGCTGGACCCACGCGGGCCAGCCTACGCAGGGCACGCGCATCCCCGACGCTGTGATTCGGATCATGCGGCAAAAGGGGAAAATCGGTGAAGGTATCGACCATCCGGCCGTGTTCCCGGTCGCCTTGCCCGAGCACATCCTGGCGGCATACAGCGATGTGGGTGAGATCTGCTTCGAGCCTTTCTGCGGTTCCGGCAGCAGCCTAATCGCTGCCCAGCGCACCGGGCGGGTGTTGCGCGGCGTCGAGTTGGCCACCGGCTACGTCGATGTGGCAGTGGAGCGGTTTCGGCGCTTGTGGGCCGACACCCCCATCACCCTGGACGCGACCGGCCAGGACTGGGCCGAGGTGGCGATCGAGCGCGAGGTGCAGGCATGAACGATCTGCACATTCAGAGGCGCCAGGTTAGTGCCCTGATCCCCTATATCCGCAACGCACGAACCCATTCGCCCGAGCAGATCGCACAGATCGCCGCCAGTATCCGGGAGTTTGGCTGGACAAACCCAATCCTGGTCGATGGCCATAACGGCGTCATCGCAGGCCACGGTCGGCTGTTGGCGGCGCGGCAACTGGGCTTCGACGAAGTGCCGGTGATCGAACTGGCCCACCTGAACGACACACAGCGTCGTGCCTACGTTCTGGCCGACAACCGCCTGGCCGAGAACGCGGGCTGGGATACGGAACTGCTGCGACTGGAGCTGGGCGAGTTGCAACTGATGGACATCGATCTGGGCCTGTTGGGCTTTGGCGATGCGGAGTTGCAAGACCTGTTGGCCCCGGGCGAAGAAGATCGCGGTGGCTTGACCGATGACGACGAAGTGCCCGAGGTCAGCGAGACACCCATCTCGCGTCCGGGCGACATCTGGATAATGGGCCCGCACCGACTGCTGTGCGGCGACGCCACCGTGGCCGCCAGCTACGACGCTTTGCTGCAAGGTGAGCAGGCGGACATGGTTTTCACAGACCCGCCGTACAACGTCAACTACGCCAACAGCGCCAAAGACAAGATGCGCGGCAAGGATCGCGCGATCCTGAACGACAACCTGGGCGACGGGTTCTACGACTTCCTGCTGGCGGCACTAACGTCCATCGTGTCGCATTGCCGGGGCGGGATCTACGTGGCGATGTCGTCCAGCGAACTGGATGTGCTGCAGGCCGCATTCCGCGCCGCCGGTGGCAAGTGGTCGACCTTCATCATCTGGGCGAAGAACACTTTCACCCTGGGGCGCGCCGACTACCAGCGCCAGTACGAGCCTATCCTCTACGGATGGCCCGAGGGGGCGACACGCCACTGGTGTGGTGACCGCGACCAGGGGGATGTCTGGAACATCAAGAAGCCGCAGAAGAACGACTTGCACCCGACGATGAAGCCAGTGGAATTGGTCGAGCGCACGATCCGCAATTCGAGCCGCCCTGGCAACGTGGTGCTCGATCCCTTCGGTGGCTCTGGCACGACGCTGATCGCAGCGGAAAAGTCAGGGCGCGTTGCGCGGCTGATCGAACTCGACCCCAAGTACGTCGACGTGATCGTGCGCCGGTGGGAGGAGTTCACCGGCAAGCAGGCCACCCGCGAGGCGGATGGCGCGGCGCTTGATCAGGCGGCCAGCGATTCTTCGGCGATCTCGCAGTGAATCACAAAGCCCGTCAGGTAAGGCAGGCCGCGCGGGATGCCGTACTGCTTGCTGGTCTGGCGGCCAATCGTCCAGCCCATCCAACGCTGGGTGGCGGCGTTGATCGCGTCCGCCAGGGCTTTGCCCTCGTAAAGCCCGTTCTGGACGTCGTCGGCAAAGTGGCGACCGTGGCGGCTGTCGAGGAAGATTCTCACCGATTCGAGGGGCTGGCTGGTGGCGTCCGAGATGGCGACCATCGCCAGGGGCCATGCCGCGCTGGCGTGCTCGTTCATCGTGCCCCAAAAGCCCCAGTTGTCGTTCTGGGTGGAGGGGATCTGGTTGGTGGTCATGGTGGCTGCTCCTTCGGGTTGATCGTTGCGACACCCGTAGTAACGCGCTGTTCGATTGAGAAGCCAAGCGCTGCTTGGCCTATTTCTCGATCTTTTTGATCAGGCGATACGGTACACACGTTCGCCGCCTTGCGGTTTGTCCGACACGATGGTCAGGCCCAGCTTTTTCTTGAAGGCCCCGGCGAAGGTGCCGCGCACTGTGTGCGCCTGCCAACCGGTGGCGGCGCAGATCTGGCCGATGGTTGCGCCCTCGGGACGTTGAAGCATCCGGATGACTTCAGCCTGCTTGCTGTTCTCGCGGGTGCGAGGCTTGGTTTCTTTGGCCCACTGGGCCTCACACGCGGCCACGTCGGCCTCGAGGTCTGGGTCTGGGGCCGAGGTGTCAACTGTCGCCTCGGGTGCGGCCTGTGGCGCAACAGTGGGCGCGGGGCGTGCCATTCCCAGGGCGTCATAGCCCTCGGCGGCGACGCGCCAGCCCTCGCTATCGGGCGTGATCAGGGCGCGGTTGAACAGGCCGTCGAGCACCTTCTTGCGCGCGCCGCCTTTGACGTGGTCGGGAAACCAGTCGATCTTGCCGCCGCTGGTATTGATGGCCTTGGCCAGGATGGCGTGCTGGGCCGGGGTGAGTTGGGTCGTGGTCATTTGCTGCTCCTTGCAGGGTGGTTGATCGGGTGACGTGATGAACGCGCTGTTCCTGATCAAAGCCAAGCGTTCTGTCCGCCCTTGCGCAACAAAGATGTCATGCCCCGATCCGCTCCCTTGCCCTGTCGCCACCCTGGCTGCGCCGCGCTGGTGGAGGACGGCAGTGGTTACTGCCCTCGCCACCAAGGCGATCTGCGCCAGTGGGACAACACCGCCCGGGCCAAGGCCCGTCAGACCCGTCGGGCCTGGCACACCGGCGATGCGCGCTGGCGGGCCCTGCGTGCCGAGGTCTTGCGCGAGCAACCCCTGTGCGTGCGGTGCGCGCAGTCGCGCCGGGTGCGGCTGGCCACGGTCGTTGACCACGCCGACGGCAACGCCATGAACAACGAGCGCAGCAACCTGCAGCCGCTGTGCGCCTCCTGCCACGGGGCCAAGACGGCCCGTGAGGACGGCGGCTTCGGCAACCCGCGCCGATAACTGCCCGTGACCCCTCGGGACAGGGGGGAGGCGAACTTCAGCGCCGCCGGGCCCGTGTCCGCGCGGTCCCTCATTTTTTTGTTTCCGCGAATTTGTGACCGGGGGGATTCCCCCTGGGCACCTAGATATCCCTATGCGAGGCCGCAAGCCCAAACCCACTGCTTTGAAACTGATCGCTGGCAACCCCGGTAAACGCGCACTCAACGCCCACGAACCGCAGCCGCGCACCGACCTGGCGGCTCCGCCCGCGTGGCTGACCGAGCGCCAGCAGGCCACCTGGCGGGAAGTCGTCGAGCTCTCGCCGCCGGGCCTGCTCAAGGACGTCGATGCCTCGGTGTTCGCCGTCTGGGTGGTGGCCTTCGACCTGTACCAGGAGGCCAGCGCAAAACTCGCACGCACCGGGATGTTGATCAAGGCGCCGAACACCGGCGTGCCGATGCAGTCGCCGTACCTGGCCATCGTCAACCGCCAGGCGCAGATCATGCTCAAGGCCGCCGCCGAGATGGGCTTCACGCCCGCCTCGCGCTCACGCGTGGTGGTCAAGCGCGATGCCATCGTGGCCGACGACCCCTGGGGCGCGATTGCAGGGGGCGGCTGATGGCGCAGCGCAGTTACACCGCCGTGGCCCAGCGCTACGCCCAAGCCGTGGTCGCGGGAGACATCCCCGCCTGCCAATGGGTGCGTCTGGCCTGCCAGCGACAACTTCATGACCTGGCGCGCTTCAAGGGGCGCGCCTCGCCTTACCGGTTCAACCCGGTGCTCACCGATGCCATGGGCCGCCAGTACCGGCCCGCCGACAACCTGTGCGCCTTCGTCGAGCTCTTGCCGCACATCAAGGGGCCGCTGGCCGGCACGCCCATCACGCTCGAGCCCTGGCAGGTGTTCATCCTCAGCACCATCTTCGGCTGGGTCAAACGCGATGGCCGGCGGCGCTTTCGGCGCGTCTACATCGAGGTGCCGCGCGGCAACGCGAAGTCCACGCTGTCATCCGCCGTGGGTCTGTACATGCTCACCGCCGATGGCGAGGGCGGCGCGGAATGCTATTCCCTGGCCACCACGCGCGACCAGGCCCGCATCGTGTTCGGTGACGCGCAGCAGATGGCGCGCAAATCGTCGGGGTTCAGAACCCGCTACGGCGTCACCGTGGGCGCGCACAACATCCACGTGCTGAACGCAGCCGCCAAATTCGAGGCCCTGTCGGCCGAGGGCTCGACGCTGGACGGCCTGAACATCCACTTCGGCTGCATCGACGAGCTGCACGCCCACAAGACGCGCACCGTCTACGACGTGGTGGAGACCGGCACCGGCAAGCGCGACAACTCCCTGCTGTGGGTGATCACCACGGCAGGATCGGATCGAGCGGGCATTTGCTACGAGGCGCGCAGCTTCGTCACCCGCGTGCTGGGCGGTCAGGTTGAGGACGACAGCCAGTTCGGCATCATCTACGGCCTGGACGACGGCGACGACTGGGGCACGGAGGAGGCCTTGCTTAAGGCCAACCCCAACTGGGGCATCTCGGTGCGCCCGGAGGTCATCCTGCCCTTGCAGGCCAAGGCGCTGCAGCTGCCCTCGGCCACCAACAATTTCCGCACCAAGCACTGCAACGACTGGGTGACCGTGGACACCGCCTGGATGGACATCCGGGCCTGGGAGCGCTGCGCCGACAGCCGCCTGAGTCCGGACGACTTCGAGGGCCAGCCCTGCTGGATTGGCATCGATCTGGCCAGCAAGGTGGACATCGCCTCGACGGCGCTCCTCTTCGAGCGGGACGGCCAGGTGGTGGGATTCGTACGCCACTTCCTGCCCGAAGACACGGTGTTTGCGGCCGCCAACAGCCAGTACCAGGGGTGGATGCAAGCGGGCCGCCTGCTGGCCACGCCGGGAAATGTGACCGACTTCGGGCTCATCGAGGCGGAACTGCTGGACGCCGCCGCCCGTTTCGAGATCAAGGCCGTGGCCTTCGATCCCTTCCAGGCCACGCAGTTCTCCACCCGGATGCTGGCCGAGGGCCTGCCCATGATCGAGGTGCGCCCCACGGTGCTGAACTTCTCCGAGCCGATGAAGCAGCTCGAGGCCCTGGTCTTGCAGGGCAAGTGGGCGTTCGACGGCGACCCGGTGCTCACCTGGATGGTCAGCAACGTGGTCTGCCACCGCGACGCCAAGGACAACATCTACCCGCGCAAGGAGCGCCCAGAGAACAAGATCGACGGCGTGATCGCGGTGCTGATGGCGCTCAACCGGCTGCTGCTGGACAACGGCGACAGCGGCTTCATCGAACAGGGATTTGTGGCGCTATGAATCTTCGCAGCCTCTTCAAACGCCTGCGGGGCGGCCACGACGTGACACCTGCCGTCAACAATTCTCTTTCCCTGGGCAGCGCCGAGCTCTACGAGCTGCTCGCCGGTAGCCCCGCCGCCTCGGGCGTGGCGGTCAACGAAGCCTCGGCGATGCGCGTCACGGCCGTCTATGCCTGCGTGCGCCTGATCGCCGGGGCCATCGCCAGCCTGCCGCTGGCCGTCTACCGGCGCACCGATGACGGTCGAGAGCGTGTGCGCAATGATCTGTGGTGGTTGCTGAACGAGCAGCCGTGCCCCACGGTATCGGCGGCGGTGTTCTGGGAATACCTACTGGCCCAGATGCTGCTCTCGGGCGACGCCCTGGCCGAGATCGAACGCGGTCGGGGCGGGGCGATCCGAGGGCTCATTCCCCTGGACAGCCGCGCCGTCGGCATCCGCAACGTGAGCGGCCGGTTGCGTTACGAGTTCTTCCGCGATGGCCAGTGGCTGGGGCGCGACCAAGACGACATCCTGCACATCCCGGGCTTTGGCTTTGACGGCACCCGGGGCATGAGCGTGATTCGCCACGCCGCCCGGGAGGCGATTGGCTTGGCGCTGGCGGCCGAAGCCTTCAGCTCACGCTTCTTCGCCAGTGGCGCGCATCCGGACGTGGCGCTCAAGGTGCCCGGCAAGATGACCCAGGAGCAGATCGACAACCTGCGCCGCATCTGGGCCAGCAAGTACGGCGGCGCGCACAACGCAAGTCTCCCCATCGTGCTGACCGAAGGCACGGACTTGAAGGAGGTCACGCTCTCGGCGCAGGACTCGCAGCTGATCGAAGCGCGGCGCTTCCAGGTGGCCGACATCGCCCGCGCCTTTGGCGTGCCGCCGCACATGGTAGGCGAGACGGATAAGTCCACCTCCTGGGGTTCGGGCATCGAGCAGCAAGGCATCGGCTTCGTGCAGTACACGCTGGCGCCGCACCTCAACCGCATCGAGCAGGAGATCAACCGCAAGTGTTTCCGCACCGAGCGGCTGTTCGTCGAGTTCAACGTCGAGGGCCTGCTGCGCGGGGACTCCAAGGCCCGCGCCGAGTACTACACCCGGGCGCTGGGCGGCACGCAAAACCCCGCCTGGATGACCCCCAACGAAATCCGCCAGCTGGAAAACCTCCCGCCGCTGGCCGGTGGTGACCACCTGGCCCAACCCAAGGACTTCCATGATGCCCCACCCACGACGCAAACCGATGAACCGACTACAGCAACTGCTGCGTGACAACGCCCACACGCCCCGGCGCTACGCCTGTCAGGCCAACGAGAAAGAGGGCGATGCCACCCTTTGGCTGTACGACGTGATCGGTGCCGACGCCTGGGGCGGGGTCGATGCGGCGCGCTTCGCCCAGGATGTGGCAGCAATTGAAGCGCCGGTGATCCATCTGCGCGTCAACTCTCCGGGAGGCGACGTGTTCGACGCCCGCGCGATGGCCACCGCTTTGCGCGCGCACCCGGCGCGCATCGTCGCCCACATCGATGGTCTGGCCGCCTCGGCCGCGTCCTACGTGGCGCTGGCCGCCGACGAGGTCGAAATCAGCGACGGCGCCTTCCTCATGATCCACAACGCCTGGGGCGTGGTGCTGGGCAACCGCCACGACCTGCTGGAGATGGCCCTCACGTTGGAGAAGATCGACGCCAGCATCGCCGCCGATTACCAGCGCAAGAGCGGCCAAAACCCCGCCACCGTCCAGCGCTGGATGGATGCGGAGACCTGGTTCACCGCGCAGGAAGCGCTGGCGGTGGGCCTGGTGGATCGCGTGGCCGAACCCGGCACTGCGAGTACCGAGGCCGCAGCGCAGCAGCGCTGGAATCTCTCGGCCTACGCGGACGCGCCGCTCCTGCAGCCGCGTGCTTCCCCTGCGGGTGACGCGCGTGAGCGATGGCGGCGCCTGGCCGTGATCGAGCGCTGCGCCTGAGCCAGCGACCTGTACCTATCGATTTCCCGTCCTGTTCCTTACCGCCGCCCGAGATCTCTCCGGCGGCTTTTTTACGTCTGCATCACCGGAGAAAAGCCATGAGCATCCAATCTCTGCGCGAAGAGCGCGCCCACCATGCCAAGACCCTGCGCAACCTCGTCGACCAGCACCCTGGCGATCAGTGGCAGGACGCCCAGCAACAACAGTACGACCGCCTGGTCGCCGACATCGACCGGCTCGATGCCCAGATTGCGCGCCAGCAAAAGGCCTATGACCTGGACGCACAAAACCATGCCGCCACCGAACGCCGCAGCGACGAGCGCGGGGTGTCGACCGACGAAGCAGCCCACCAGCTGCAGCAGGAGAAGGCCATCTTTGTGGCCTGGCTGCGCGGCGGCATTAACGCCTTGAGCTACGAGCAGCAGCAAGCGGTGGCCCGCAAGGCGGCCAGCATCCAGGCGAGCATGGGTACTACGGTGCCGGCCGAGGGTGGCTATCTGGTGCCCACGGACGTGGCGCGGCAGCTGATCGAGGCAATGGCGGCGTTTGGCGGCATGCGCGAGGTGGCCACCACCTTGCCCACGGCCAGCGGCAACCCGATCAACTACCCGACCACCAATGCCACCGCCGAGGAGGGCGAGATCGTGGGCGAGAACCAGTCGGTCACGGCGCAGGACTTCACCTTCGGTGTGAAGTCCATCGGGGCCTACAAGTACAGCTCCAAGTCGGTGGCGGTGCCCTTCGAATTGCTGCAGGACGCGGTGATCGATCTGGAGGCGCACATCAACCAGCGCCTGGCCCAGCGCATTGCGCGCATCACCAACCGGCACTTCACCGTGGGCACCGGCGTGGGCCAGCCGACCGGCGTCGTGACAGCGGCCAGTGTCGGGGCGACCGCTGCGAACGCTGCGGCCATCACCTTCGATGAACTGATCGACCTGGAGCACAGCGTCGATCCAGCCTACCGGCAGGCGGGGCGTTGCCGCTTCATGTTCCACGACAGCACGCTCAAGGCGATCAAGAAGCTCAAGGACGACCAAAAGCGTCCGCTGTGGCTGCCGGGCGTGGCGGTGCGTGAACCCGACACCGTGCTGGGCTACGCCTACACCATCAACCAGCACGTTCCGGTGCTGGCCTCCGAGGCCAAGGCGGTGCTATTCGGGGATTTCTCCAAATACCTGATCCGCGATGTGCTGGCCGTGTCCCTGTTCCGGCTCACCGACTCCAAGTACACCGAGAAAGGACAGGTGGGCTTCCTGGCGTTCTCGCGCCACGACGGCAATCTGATCGACGTGGGCGGGGCGGTCAAGGCCTTGCAGCAGGCAACGTGATGCGGGCAAGCCTGACGGTGCCACCTGCGGGCGAGCCGCTGACGCTGGCCGAGGCCAAGCTTCACCTGCGGGTCGATCTGAATGACGACGATGCCTTGATCACGGCGCTCATCAGTGCGGCCCGCGAGCAGGTCGAGTTCCTCACGGGCCAAAGGCTGATCACCCAGACCTGGGAGTTGGAATTGGCGGCGGGCGAGCGAGGCGGACTGGAGGGATTGCTGCCGATCCAGAGCCTCACCAGTGCGTCGGCCTACACCCTGGATGGGCGCTGGCCGCCGACCTTGACCACGCCGCAAGCGGCCACGGTGACCGTGATCTGCGGGTTTGGCAATGCGCAGGCAGTTCCGTCATCCATCCGGCAGTGGATGCTGCTGCGCATTGGCACTTGGTACGAGCAGCGCGAGGCACTGGTGTCAGGCACCGCTTCGGAGCTGCCGCGCGGATTTGCCGACGCCTTGCTCGATCCCTGGTGCGTGCCGCGATGCTGAGTCTGCCAGCCGGGCGCCTGCGCCACCGCATCGAGATCCAGAATTACGAAATGACCCAGGACGATTGGGGCCAGCCGATCTACACCTGGACGCACTGGGCCGATGTCTGGGCCTCGGTGGAGCCGCTCCAGGGGCGGGAGTTCCTTGCGGCGATGGCGCTCCAGTCGCAGACCACGGTGCGTATCCGGATGCGCTACCGGCCCGGCGTCACTTCCCAGATGCGGGTTCTGTTCGATGGCCGGATCTACGGCATCGATTCGGTGATCGAGCCGCAGTCAAGGCGCCATGCGTTGCAGCTGATGTGCAAAACAAGCCTGGCCACCCCTTGATCGACGGGGGGCGAGGTCACAAGAAGGTGAAAGCCATGAATCCTGAAACCGAAATCGCCGACGAGCAAGCACCGCCGCCGGCGGTGCTCGTCGAGAACATGCTGCTGTTGCGCAAGGAGGACTTCGACGAACTGCTCGACCGTGCCGCCGAACGCGGAGCCGAGCGTTGCCTTGCCCATCTCGGGCTGGAGAACGGCAGTGCCGCGAAGGACATCCGCGAACTGCGCGATCTGCTGGAAGCGTGGCGCGATGCCCGCCGAACGGCGTGGCAGACCACCATCAAGGTCGTGACCACCGGCATCCTGGCCGCTCTGCTGGTGGGGGCCGCCATCAAGTTGAAGCTGATGGGAGGCGTGCAATGACCGCCAAGCCGAAGATCTGCCTTCTTGACGACTGGCGGCGCGTGTTGCGACGTGCCTGGAGCATTCGCTTCTCGCTGCTGGCCGCTGCCTTCACGGCTGCGGAAGTGGTGGTGCCGCTGTTCGGTGACGTGCTGCCGCGCGGCGCGTTTGTGCTACTGGCCTTTGCCGCCAGCATCGGCGCAACCGTGGCTCGCATCGTGGCGCAGCCGGAGATGCACCGATGACCCGGTCAACATCACCCGTGATACGCAGGACAGTGGTCGGGCTGACGCTGTCCGCCGCCG